GGCGATGGGCAAGCTGCTGGGTATCAACAGTACAGCTGGATGGGATGCTGCTATGGCTAAAGGCGGTGGTTTTGCCGCTTTGGGCATCAAGTCTTCGGATGCAAACGCTGCACTGCTAGGCTCAATGGCCGGTAACCGAGGCACGCTGCTGGATAACGAAAGCACTGCGGTAAACACAGCCAACAACATTGCAGGTCAGAAGATCCAAGAGGAAAACCAAGCCTACCTAAACAATGTTACTCGCCCACAAGACGCAGCTGACAGGGCTCGGGCAGAAGCTGGTTGGGCTCAAGCAGATCTGGTGACCCAAGACGAAAACGCTAAGTACGCAAAAAATAAAGAAGATGAGGCGACTGCTCTATATGGTAAAGACCACGTAGAAGGCGTTCTGAAGTACAGCCCTTATGTAACTGCTGATGACATCACGACTGCAATTAATAGAAACCCAGATCTTACACGTAAGCAGAAAGACGCTGCATTGGCAGCACTGCCTGATGTGTTTGCAGCCAGAACTGGCGTTACCGCAACTGCTGCAAATAAGGTGTCTAATACACCAGAATCTACGGCCATTACTTCCCAGATTGACAGGGCTAAAGAAGCTACTGCTAGAGCAGCAGCCAACAATCCCCTTATTGCGGACCATGCTTTATTAAATCAAGAGCACACCCAAGACCCTCAAGCCGCTCTGGATGAGCTTTTTGCGGCTACGACTGCTGCTAATGGCGGAGATAATTTTGCCAGCTCCGAGGAGTTTAAGACCGGTAGTGGGCCTATGGCAGCATTCTACCAAAAAATGGTGACAGCCGGTACAAGCCCGGACGGCAGCCGCCTACCACCAGGATTGATTTCAAAGATCATCCAAAACAATCTAACGGATGGTGGGAGATACTTCTTCTTTGGTGGTGGTAAAGTTGACAAAGACGAGAAGAAAATTCTTGATGAGATCAACAAGTTTAAAGACCCTGATCAAGTATCAGCGATGTACTTGTCTTCACAAAATTATGCAGCCGAGCAAACGCAGATTGCTGGCATGGAAACCAAAAAAGGCGAGTTTGAGCGTATCATAGCTCTTGCCGAGCAGAATGGAGAGACCGAGCAGGTAAAGGTGCTTCGGGCCGGATACAAAAAGTATGTTGATGACACGACTGGCGTAACAGCTGACTCCGAAAAGGCCAAAAAAGCTGCTGATGTTGCTGAGGCTGCAATAGCTAAAGCTGCTAAAATTACAGCTGCTATAGGTGGTGGGGACCCTAAAAACATTAATGCTGCTTTGGCCGCACAAGCTGAACAGGCTGCTCAAGTTGCTGCTCGCCAAAGGCAAGAGTCGGCTGCTCTAGCTGCTTTTAGGCAACAAGCGGAATCGCAAACCCCCATCAGTGTTGTGGATCCGGCTTTAGAAACTATGGGTAAAGCAGCTACTCAAATACCAAGTTTGTTTAGTTCTGGTTTTAGCACAGCCTTAAACTACCAATTTCCTGGGGCTTCTGTTGGAGCACGAAAAATTGGTGGGGCTGTAGGAAATGTTCTAGGTAGTGTGGCAGATCAGGTTATCCCTGAATCCACTCCCGGACCAAATATTGGAGGCAACCTTTGGAGCCAGACGTCAGAGACAGACAAAGCGTATATGCTGTCATCTGAGCTTGATATGCCCCAGGCAGACTCTTCTTTGTTGACGAGGGCGGCTTATGTTATGGAAACAGGTGTTGATCCAAATACGGGCATTCCCTTGAGTGACTCAGAACAGCAAGTCATGAATACTAAAGTTGCTGAAGTCATTAAAAAAGCCCTTAAGGCGAGAGGAGACCTACCCCTCACACCTGAGTTAGCTCAACTGATTGCGTCCAATCCTATGTGGCAATCTGCCTTGGGTAATTAAGTTCATGGACGTGATCGACGAATAAATGTTATGACGGGAGGAGCCTTGGTTCCTCCCGTTTCTCGTCACACCACACCAAAGCAAAGCAAATCCACAAAGGGTCTACAACATGAGTGAATATCCACAGTCCCCCAACCTTGCGCATCTTGCTTCATTTGGCTCTAGCAATCGGGCCCCATCCAACTTGGTGGGTGATAAAAAAGAAAATCTGAAAATGACCGCTTTGCAGAAGCAAGCGATGCTAGGATCCCCTGAAGAGCAGCAACGTGTTGCTTTGGCTGAGATAGGGGGTAATCAGTCAGGCAGGAATCAATCTACTGATGATATTTTGGATCCCAATGTATCAGATGCTCAATTTGTGGCCAGGTATGGAGAGGAGGCTCTAGCAAATCGACACCGTTATGGAGAAGTTCTCTATAACCAAAACCGCCTAAAAGAAGCAGAAAGAACCAACGGCGAAACCGCTTGGGATACAGCCATGGGGCTGGCTGGTGTTGGGACTAATTTGGCTGGTGGTGCAGCAACGCTTGTAGGACAAGCCGTTGATACAGTCGTAACCAAACCCTTCAATGAGATCACAGGCGTCGATGTACCTTACTTGGCTCCAAACGTAGCAGACTGGACCCAAGGCGCCTCAGAGTTCTTCCGTGGTCAGAAGAGCGAGTTATCTCAAGCACGAGCTCAGATCCATGCGGTCGAAGGGGCTTTGAACCAAGAAGACTCTGACATTATCACGGCACAAGAAGCTGATGCAGCTCCGGCCGATGAAGGGATCATGGGACTGATCCAGCGTAAAGCTAAGCAGTATGGTCGTGAAGGCGCTGTAGCTATCAGCAACTATGCAGATGACCCAATCGCTCAAGGAGATCTGGTGGTAGATGCCATTGGCTCCATCTTAGGTATTGCAGGCGCTGGTAAGATCATCACGGCTCAGCGAGTGGGTAGTAAGCTCATGGCTAAGTATCTGGGCCAAGGTCTGTCTAAACAAGCAGCCAAAGCCGCGGTTAAAGCAGAACTCAAAACTGATGCTGGTAAGCTGATGCTGGCAAAAGCAGCAGAACGAAACATCATCCCCATCATTGGTGCAACTGAAGGTGGTAGTTCTGTAGCGGATACCTTGAACCAAATTAAGGGAATGACTCCCGAAGACTTCAAAGGCAACGACGCTTACAATGCTTTGGAAGATCAAGGCCTGACTCACGAAGAGATCACAGACGAGCTGGCTCACCAAGCTGGTAACATCACAGCTCCGATCGCTGTAGGTGTGGCTCTGGGTGCTGGTAAACTTGTCTCCAAATTTGCAGCCAATCCATTCTCTACGACGGCAAGAACCACTGCGGCCGAATTTGGTGCAAATACTGCGGGTAAGCAGATTGCCAAACGTGGTGGTGAGGTTGGTAAGAACGTAGCGTTTGAGACGACTGAAGAAGCTATTCAAGAAGGCGGCGCAGCCTTCGCAACTAATGTGGGCCTCAAAGGCTCTGGTGTGGATCCAGATCTAGCTTTGGATAAGGGTGTGGCTGCACGAGCTGCTGAGGGGGCTCTTGGTGGTCTGGCAGGCGCTGGTGCCTTGCAGGCCCCTGGCTTGGCCGGTGGTGTGGCTAAAGATGTGGCTAAGGGCGCCTTGGATGCAGCCTCTAAGGGTATCGACGCAGCTGTAAAAGCACGCGATGCACAGGCTATTGCAGGGGCTGCTAACAACCCTAAAGCACGAGCAACTGCGGCAGAAGAATCAAAAGTCACATCTACTCAGTTGATAGCGGAACTCGCTAATCTGAGGGCTGAATCTGCCTCTAAAACAAAAGCTGCCGATGGCGGGACAAGCGTAAATTCTGATGCAGTTGAGGCATCAGACAAAGGCATTAAGCTAATCAATGACCGCATAAAGGAGGCCACGTACCTAACGGATTCTGAGGCGGAATACACGCTATCAGCCAGTATTCCTGAAGTTGCAGAAACACTGCAAAAGAACAGAGAGTTGGGACTAGATGGTAAACCCGCTACCATTAGCCGTATTTCTGTTTTTCAGGCAATGGGGGCAGTCTTGGAAGACGCCAACCAGAAGGCAGATATAAGAAATGCTGCGGCTATTGAGGTGTTACGGACAGGCTACAAGATCCAGCAAGCCAATTCCACAGATGTGATTGATGCACTTGGTTCCCTCCCTGAAGGCAACACCCTTCAAGAACTACACAGCGGCCTTGTATCGAAAAACCAAGTTGTACTCAGCTCACCCTTTCTGAAAACGGCTGAAGACGTAGTTTCCAAGCTCACCAAAGAACAGTTTGAGGCAATGCCTGACGTACAAATGGTTATGAAGGGGGAGGCTAACGCGACTATAGAAGCCTCAGTTGCAGAAACTATAGCTTTTGTAAAAGGTATCAACAAAGCAGCTGTGAGTAACGTGCTTGTTGAAAAAGCTCTTGAGCAGGTAAATAACCAGATCAAGAAAACTGGTGGGAAGGCAACCCCAAAATGGAAGAGCCTCAAAGAAGGCCTTCAGTCTCTTAAAGCACTTCAGGACAACGACCAGAAGCATGCAGCTAACACCTCATTGATTGAGAGTGCTCGAGGTACCTTAAAAGCTTCTGAGGACCCTGCTGATACACGCAACGCATCTTCTGTGCGTGAGAACATCTTGTTCACCCAAAATCCTTTCAATGGGCTTCCGTCTGTAGCCGAAAGCGTGATGGATTTTAACAAGGCAAACTTGTCTGGTGATCGGGATGCTGCCTATGTGGCATTGGCTAATATGCGGGATTTTGCAACGGCTTTGCGTAACAAAACAGAAGCTTTGGACAAGTCGTCATACATCAAAACAAAAGAAGGCGAAGCACCCAAGAACAAAGTGGCTTTCACCAACCGCAGCAACAAAGGCCCCTTTGAAGACACAAAAGGTGTTTATGCAAATACAGATGTCGCTTCCTCTGTGATCAATGCCTACGAGGTACGGTATGATGCGGTGGCCGTGTCAAACGCATATAATGTCATGCGCCAGAACCCAGCATTTGTGAATGATCCTGAGTTCAATGAAGACATCGAGGTTGCTGCATTTACCAAGAATTTAGACGATGCAGGGTACCGCAACAACCTAACAAACATAGGCAAGATTGATCCAAACGCCCCTGGCGTGGTTGGGGCAGAAGCCAAAGCTAAAGAAGATGCTGCTGCTAAAGCCAAAACAGAAGCAGAGGCTAAGGCGACAGAGGAAGCCAAGAAAGCTGCTGAGGTAGAAGCTGCGGCCGTGGCTAAAGCTAAGGCTGATGCAGAGGCAGAGGCAGCCGCTGCTGCTGAAGTCGTGGTTGAGGCAGGCAACGTGAAGACTCAAAAGATGATCACGGTAGAGGACGCTCGCGCAAACCCTGATATTATCTTTGTCTTCGGAGACAACTTAATTGGTAAAGGTAAACGAGGGCAGGCTGTCATTCGTGATGAACCAAACGCTATGGGTATCCCCACGAAGCGACTGCCGTCAATGAATGACAACGCATTCTTTGGTCAAGACATCGCAGAGGAAAAAGCTGCAATCACCACAGCAATCAATAAGATTATGGCTGCCCGTGAGTCAGGCAAAAATGTAATCTTTCCCGAAGATGGTGTGGGTACTGGTCTAGCAAATCTTCAAGAGAAATCTCCTGAAGTGCATGCCCACCTACAATCTGAATTGGTCCGTGCTGGCCTGATTTCGGCTCCAGTAGTTGATGAGGTCGTGGTCGAGGGTAAGGGCTCAGAGCCTTGGTTCAACGCCATAAAGGATATCTTGGTTCAAACCGGTAAGGGCGTAAATTACTTCCTTAGAGGGTTTAAGCCTAAGAAGTCTGGTCTGTCCTTGGCTCAGTTTACGGACCCAGTGGATCACTTTTTAAAGGGGGTTGGTCAACTCAAGGCTGAAGAGAACGGGCTCACGAGAGAGCTCTCTGAGAAAGAGCATGCTGCTGCCAGCACGTTGTTGGTAGATGTGTACCCTAAGTTCAAACAACGTTTTGACCAGACTGTGGAAGCAGTCCTCAACAAGAGGTACACTTCCAAGAAATACACATATCTCTCTGGAAAGACTTATGAAACGATTCTAGGGGAAGAAACCACTGACCCCACACTTTATGACGCAAAGCAACTCCTTCTCATGAGTAAGGAGACTTTGCCACTTAACCTGCTTGAAAACCAAGGTGACAAGGCTGGTAAGCTCGTCATGAATGAGGGCGCCATACAAGCTGTATTTATGGCCACGATGGAGTGGTTGGCGAAGGATGCTGCCCGCGGAAAACCCTTCATGAAGAACGAGGACATCTCCAAAATCTTCTATGAGGGGAGCAAGGACGGATACGTCACCGATCAGATGCGAACAGCTGTTCAAGGAGGTACTGTTACTAGCCAAGCTCTTGACGAGATCTCTCGATCGACGATGAACCTGCTTGGGGTGTCTCCAAACGACGATGTAACTGCGGACTTGACCCAAGGGTTGTTCAAAGCTCTTGCTTCAAATGCCATGGATATAATGACTTCTCGTGACCAAAACGGAGAACTGGTTCAGGATAAAAACAAGATCCTGGATATGCGTTTCACTGATGTAATCATCGAACCAAAGAGTGATGAGGACATTGTTGAGTACAAGAAAAAGCATCCTCTTAGTCGAGATAAGACTGAATACAGCGAAGCAGAGCTCTCCATCACTAAGAAGTACCTGACAGTGCAGCTGAACAAAGATCATCCTTTGGCTCAAGAAGACGGTGTCTTTGCTAACCTCAAGAGCATGACGGATGTGTTCAGTCAGACCTTCACATCGACAGCTGAGAAAGTTCGGTATGTAGGTGCGCCTTCTAAAGACGTGGCTGAGACCCAACAGAGAAGCAAAACTGACCTGTCTGGACGTGTGCAGGGAGTAATCAAAAACCTCCAAAACACGGAAAGCTTTGTGAACATGCCTATGTTTAGCTTTGTCGGTGCATTTGGCAAAACCAATTACAGAGATCTTATGGGCTACATCGACACGTCTACGGGCAAGTTTGGTAGTGTCCACAAAGTCAGCATTGAGGGTAAGAACAAGTCCATCACCTCTGCCATAGATGGGACATACGCTTACATCGAAGACGCTGTTCAGATGGCTGAAGTAGAGGGTAAGAAGTTTGAAGACATCCCTCACTTCTTCAAGTGGGCGATGACAAAAGTCGGACGACTTATGCAGGTTGGTCTTGTCACTCAACAGGGTGACAAGTTCATGCGGGAGATGATTGCCTCTACAAACTCCACGCTGGATATGACTGACCCAATACATGAGAAGTTCTTGTGGTTGGCTATCGCTCAGTCGATCGGTGTGAACCCAGCAAAAACGAGCCATGAAGAAGCCATTGCTAAGACCAAAAAGATATTGGAAGACAAAAAGGGCTTGGGTCCGGCCGCACGCTTACTCACACGATGGGTAGAGCATGGCAGTAAGCCTATGACAGAGAAGCAGACAGCTTCCCTGAAGAAGTACCTGGGGGATTACAGCAAGAGATCAGGCCAACCGGTCACAGACAAGATGATCCATGCTTTGGTGACCCATGCTCAGCTTGATAATGCTATTTCCTTGGCTCCAGACGGTATCCCGCGGGAGTTCAAGACGGCTCTGGCTCTCGAGTCTGATGGTGTCACAGATGGTATTATCAACGCTCTGATGCACATGACCACAGGGGAGTTTACCAAAGAGTTCTTTGAGCTAGTGGCCAAAGGTGGGGTCTTGTTCTCCAAGGACCCAACAGCAAAGGTGACTTTGAACGAGTTTATCGACCTACATGAAAAAGGGGAATACGCAGACATCTACATGATGGTCTCTAAACACTTTGCTAAGAGTATGCAGGAAGATCTTGATACCAGCACTGTGGATGAGAAGGCTTACAAAGAAGCTTTGTATCGTTTGGTTCAAGCGTTCGTCCCTGCCTTTGATGCAAACGGCGGCATCTTTAACATCGGTCGGGACTTCGTAAAGAACCCATCTACGGTTCTCATCTATGGATCCAGTGCTGGTGGTATTGCTGGCAAGATCAATGGCGAGTTGATGAGCGGCTTCCATTCAATGCTGAATGATATTGCTCAAGGTAAGAAAGACCGCGATAGCGCAGACGTTGTCTCCATCATGAAGGACATCCAGCTTGTGGCCGGATTTGAAACCAAAGATGGTAAAGGAGTAAAAACCTCCGAGCGTAAAGCTATGGATGATGCTTTGGCTACACCTACTGCCCCGAATGCTACCTTGTCTCGAGCGACTGTTGAAAGCCTTCGTGTAGCCATTGAAAAGAACATCGCAGAGACCCTTACAGACTCGATCGACGTTATCACTGGCGGCCTACAGGCAGAGATGAAGTTCACTCAGCGGATCTCCAACCTGCAAGCAGAGCTGTTCAAATACTCCTTTGAGAAAGCCATTGAGGCTAAGAAGAAAGCAAAAACTGCGGCCTATAAAGCAGGTACGGCTACTCCTGATCTGAGGGATGATGAAAACCTGACAGAGAATGAGGTTCAGCAAATCTTCCAGGAGACGATGAAAGTAGCCCCCATCTACCAAGGGGCTGATACAAACTTTGAGATTTCAACCGGTGAGAAAATTGACAGCGGTAATGAAGTCTCCAGGTCTTTCAGTGGCAGAATTCCAGGCAACGTATCTCGACCAACTGCTAAAGAAGCAGGGGTGAAAGTCTCACCCTATATGACCATCGGTGTAGGTGACGGTGGTATGATCATTGAGATCTACGGTGATGGTTCTGTTGAGGTCAAGAACACACTCCCAATCTATGACGGTGTGGAGCAAGGCCTAGAGAACGTCATTGAGAGCTCACGTCGTATCAACAAGGGTGCCTATGACGGCTGGATGAATGGGGATATTCACGGACCTATCCACCAGAGCTTTGCCCAGACATTGAGCTTTTTTAGTGAAGCTGATTATGAAGCTCTACCTAAACCAACCCAAGCATCTATTCAAAAAGCCCTTGGGTACTACACAAACGATGGCAAAACCAAACGTACAAAAACTCTTGGTTCAGATCCTTGGAATGGTTACGCAAGCATCCTTGAAGAGCTATATCTAGCCGAGACCAAAGCTATGTCGGCCAAAGCTCGTAAGGCTGTGATGAAGCGTATGGGCATGCACGCTGACCACATGTCAGTGGCAGAGGCTCCATATGTCACCCCAGGCGAGGGTATCGCTAGTGGTAATGTCAGAGACTACGCTGCTATCGCAGAGTTGGCTAACCGCCTCTATGAAGAGGAGATGGCCAAGCTGAGAGGCACTCAAGATAAGACTCGAGCTCAGCCGTCGATCCAAGCACCAACCCCAACCATGATGAACTTGGTTCAGGCCTTGGGTAAGCCTGTAGAGGGGTTCCCTAATGTGACGGTTGTCACTGGGGCTCAGCTGTTACCGCGGTTGATTAACGACATTGGAGCCAACAAAAACCAGATAACTATGCTGCGAGACATTCTTACAAAAGATTCCAATCAAAAGGGCATGCCCTACGCAGACTCCCCGCTCTATAAAACTAACTTCTACTTTGGTAACTCTACAGATCTTGAGGCTGTTCGGACCAAGTACCATCGTGAGTTAGGTAAGGTTAAGCCGATACAAGCAGGGGTAATGTACCCTCTGGCAAACGTGGCATTCATCAGCAACTTGGCTCCAGAGACTTTGCTACATGAGATGCTGCACAAGCAGGTGGACGAGATACTCCAACTGTTAGAGCAGGGCTCTAAGGATGTACCAGCGCATGCAGTAGCGGCCTACGGCCGCCTCAAAGCCATGGTTGCTCATGTCCGTAGGATGAAGACAAGTGCCATGCCAGAGAACCAACAAGCCTCTATGAAGATCCTTATAGGTGTGTTGAACAAAAACGAGGGTGACTCCTACACTCAGGTATCTGAGCTGATTTCTTGGGGTCTGACCAACCAGAACATTGTGGAGCAGTTCAAAAACCAACGGGTAGACAATCCCTTTATAAAGATCGTGAACAAGGTACTCGAGTATGTGAGCCGAATGTTGGGCATCAAGATGCACGGTAAAGATCTCTATGCAAACTTGAAGTTTAACACGGAGGTCCTCATTGCCCCTGAAACTGAAAAGCAAAAAGAGAATAAAACCAAAGCACAGGAAAAGGGCTTATCTAACGAGGATTCCCCCACGTTTCTTGAAGTTGTGGAAGACACTAATACAAGCGAAGACACTGACGTAATTGACATGCAGGATGTTACTTGGTCTGTTAATAAGCAGCAGGGTTTTGATCAGGTATTTGGGGAGGATTATTCCCTAGAGGCTGTAGAAAACCGCTTCCAGAAGAAACTCGAAAGCGAGATCCAGAAGTACGCCAATGCAACCACTACAGCAGACATAACTGTACAAGCTAAACTTTTTGACTCCCTGAAAAACGCTACAGATGCTGTCAATTACTTTGGTTCTCAAGGCATGGTTCTTAACGCAAGAGAGCATTTGGCCTTTAGATCAGTCCACTCAGTCATGACCGGTGTCTTTAAGATGGATGCTGGCGCCATGTCTCGGGCCTACAAGATGTACCGGCACTTTATCAACACTGTGACTGAGGAAGATTTCCACACAGCAAACGGGGCTGATCTATCTAATCTTACCACGGCAGATAAGAAACTTGCAAAGACCCAATATGATGCTCTGACGGGCAAAGACGGGATCCGTAAGCAAGCAGGTGGCCAAGCAGAACTTCTGGCAGGCTTCATGGCCTTGGCTCAAGTACACCCAGGCATGCGCTCGATCGTTGAAGACATGGTTCCCCCTAAGGATACCGAGTTTAAAAGCGAGACTTTTGATGACATGGTGAACAGTGCATCAGACGCAGCAATCTCTTTGATCACGCGCTACACCACGTCCCAAGACAAGCCTAAGGGTAACGTGGCTCAAGAGTTGGCAGTGATTGCTGGGGCTCTAACAGAGGTGAACAAAGAGTCTGAGATGCTGGCCTTAATGGTGAAGCACAATCCTACGGAGAGAGCCAACAATGCAGTGTCTGGTTTTATTGATAGAGCAAGCAGTGCTGCATATAAGAAGTTGGATCAAGCAGGCAAAGATGCTGAAGCTCGTGGAGCCAGTAACCTAATTAAAGGACCTCTTTTGGCAGCCACACTGGTTACTGCACTTGGTTCTAAAGTAGCGTCTAAGGACATGGGTAAGACCTTGACTTCCATGATGAACAAAATGGAAGGGTACAGCACACTAAGGTCTCTGATGACGGATATTCTGGGTCAGACAGATGACAACAAAGCGTTGTACAAGCTTTTGAACCAAGCGAAGGCAGTGATTGACAAGATCCGGCAGAACTTCCGTGACGACGTGCCTGCAAACCTAGAGAGCTACTTCAAGGTTAAGCCTACAAAGCAGCAGTGGGCTCATATGACTCAAGGCATCGCTAAGACAGGGATCATGGATCTCGGTCGCTCTGAAGGGCTGGCTATGCTCAAGAACATGTCTCAGCTCACTACGGAGACCCAGAAGCAGGAAGGGGCTGTAAGAGCCCTCGCAGGCAATCTGACGCCCCGTTACATGGATAAAGCTAAGATGCTGGCTCACCATATGATGATCCAAGAGAATAAGTCAGGCAATCTATTGACCAACACTTATGCGATCACGCACTTGCTCAACGAAGGCGTGAACATCTCTGCAAGAGCCAAAGCTAACTCTTCGGTGGATCTCTTTGAAGCTATCGACAAGCTGGTTAGTCTCTACGCAGTGGCTCTTATGGATCCAGATGCTAAGGTAACGCTGGAGTACATGGCCATAAATGAGCCAGAGGGTCTGGAGAAAGTTGCTGGGTATCATGAGAATATGACCCGACTGGAGAAAGAAAAACTAGGAGCTAACAACATCACTGATCCACAAGATGTGGGCCGTCTGTACAATGGCCGTAAAGGCTTTATCCCTGCAACACCTAGCAGAGGCGCTTCGGTGAGGATTGCTGATGATCTAGACGACACAATTATGATACGTAAAGGCTACACCAAAGGTGCAAAGTACCATGGAGACCCGTCAGAGAACTACCAAGGTACGCGGAGCGAATACTACTCCTCACATGCTGGCCGTAACAACTACCGCCAAGGCGCTGCTCAAACTGTTCGTGCCTCGTACATGGGGACGGACATGAAGACCGGTCTGGCTATGGATGGAACCATGGGAGGTGCTATCTTAGGTAAGACTGTAGGAGCCTCCAAGCGCCGCATATATAACAAGTATGCAAACCGCTCGATGGATAACCTTCCCGTGGGAGATCACCTGATCCCTCGGTTTGATACAGATGGCAACGTGTCTGCATATGAACGTCCTTTGGCTCCAGCCTTGATTGCCAAGCTAAACAAAGACGAAAACATGGGTCGCATGCTTGGTGTGTGGGCTGGTCGTATTTTTGAAGAGGCTCATGCTAGAGAAATTAACGAGAAACTCTTTCAACTGATTAAAGCCAATTACGACAAAGACTATGCCCAAAACCCCGATGAGTATACCAACGTGGCTGATCCAAAACATCCTGATGCGGTGATCAGAGATGCTTGGAAAACCTTGGGTTATGAAGGTAAAATCCTGGCTGAGAAACACTTCGGCGCCAAAGATGAAATGTGGATCCGCAAAGATATGGTGGATAACGCTCTTGGTTACCGCAAAGCTGGTGTGACTGATGCTTGGACCGGTGTTACTAGATGGTCACCAGAAACCCAAGAGAACATGAAGAACGCAGCGATCGTTCTGATGGGTAATGACGCTTACACCTACCTTGTAAAAGGCGAAACTGCGCTACAAGACGCAGTATCTTACGCGAAAGACACCTTAATTGTGAGGGGTATAGTCGTAATGGTTGACAACTTTACATCAAATAAGCTGCAACTGATGACTTGGAACATTAGTCCTTTAGCAATACTTAATGGAACCAGAACTAAGGCTCTGGAGACGATAGAATATAGAAAAAACATAAAAAGGATTAATGCCCTCAACACAGACATTGATGCCTCTATTGACAGCTTGAGCGACAGAGAAATAGACCAAAAAAAGGCAGAGATTTCTGCACTTGAGGCAGCCAATGCCAATATGTCAATTGCTGTGCTCATTGAAGCAGGAGAGTTCTCTACAATAGCAGAGGGCTTGGATGAGGCTGATCAAGATAATAGGGAAAGCAATATTGCTAAGTACCTGGAAAAAGCTGTGAATAAGCTTCCAAGCAAAGGTAAAACTATCCTGAAGAACGTGATTATCTCTAAAGACACAGCGATCTATAAAGGCCTGAACCACATGGTGCAGTATGGGGACTTTATCGACAAAGCAATCTTGTATGACCATCTGACCCAGAAGAGGGGGATGACCAAAGATGAGGCTCTGGATATTATTCGGGATGAGTTCGTGGCCTACAACCTGGTTCCAGGGAGGGTACGAGACTTCTTCGAGACCAACGGTATGCTGTGGTTCTATAACTACAAGCTTCGCATCATGAAAGTGGCTTTGCGGACTATGCGAGATAGGCCAGTGTCAGCCTTGTTCTTTGGGGGTATTGTGGGACCTGAATTGGGGATTGACTCTGTGAGTTCTGGGGCTCTTGCAACACAAGCACTCAATGGAGACTTGATTATGTCTGTGGGTCCAGGGATGGGGATTAACTCTCTGACCATGAACCCAATAGAAGGAGTAATTACATCTGCGTTTTGATGCGCAAATCGCGCAAAGATTGTAAAAGGAAGGTTTTACATACAGGATTTAATTTGGGTAAACTATCTCATCCGTAGTGGCTCAGTTTCCCAAAACATGCCCTGCACCTTACTGCCTGATGACTCCTCCCTGTTGTCACTGGCCCCCCCACGAAAGTGGAGGGGTCTTTTTTATAGGCCAGTCATTCTTGGTTCAAAGGCTGGTTGGTGAGGGGTCCATGAACGACTTCAAGCTTTATCTGCTTACGGATTTGAGGCCAGAGCGCACGAATGGAGACAACATCCCCACGTTGCACGGCTGTCTCAAACTGTTTGAGGGCATAGTGGGTCATTACCAGTCCCTCCTCTTACGATCCTTGATCTCGTCACTCTTGGATTTTAGAGCGCCAATTCCAAACATGATCAAAATGGCGATCAGCCCGATGTGAAGGACAACAACCCACATCAAACTTATGACATTGAGAACCATGAATAAGAGCAAAGCGAGATACGCGACGACTCCGAAGAACCAATTCATGATGGATCCCCTTTGGCTTTGGCGAGTGCAGCTCGGCCTTTGTTGATAACAAGATTTGCGATGTCATCATCAGGACCGGTATGCAGTAACAACAAAGCTAAACTGTCATCCAATGCCTCAAGCAAATCAGGAGCAGCAGCGATTAGGTGGGCGTTTGCGTCACATTTATCACCACGAACATGGGCCTCCTGAATTTCAGAAAGAGTGGGGGTGAAGTAAACACGGCGAAAGGCAATGCCTGTGCCACCTTCGTAACTCTCAAGCTGACCAATTTGCCAAGGCCCAGGTGTGTGTTTGGTTTCAGTCATGATAGGTCCTCAACTTCGTCCCAAGTGATGCTGAGGGTTGAGGGGCTTTCTACTTTGGCAGCCCACACGTCGATAATGATCCCCTCATCGGTTACGTTGATGCAGACAGACGCTCTACTCAGAATGTCGATGTACATCCGTTCATCGTCGCTGCTTGCTTTATCTACTTGGAAGGTGGGCATGATGGGTCCTCGACATATTTGAGTGCTGTTGAGAGGCGCTTCACAAGCCTTTGGAGAGCTTTTTTGTGTTCTGCCGGTGGGATCAGTCCACGCATTTTCAGCCGGATTATCTCATCATGATCTCGCTGAAATGCTTCAGCATCCTTAGTATGAAGCTGCGGGAATTGATCTTTGATCTTTGGGGCAGCCCAACCAAGAATAACGTCTGTGGGTTCAGTCATTTGGTTCCTCTTTTCTTTTAACCAATGGTCATGAAGGCAGAGCGACTACCCTTCTCAAATACATAGAGGCGGTAGCGCCCAAAATTGGTGGAATACGGTGGCTTCCAGATCAAACCTGTCCGACGTTCCACTTCGTCTTGTCTGCCGTTGTACGTCTCTGTGTAGACGTTTTCTTTTGATGCAATTTCACGCACCACGATCTTGTATTCAGCCACGGCTCTCCCCTTTCATGGGACAGGGATGGTCAGCCTTATGCGGAGAAATATCCCCCGCATAAGGCCAATCAGATCATCCAGCTTTGGCCTTGGAGAAGATCGAACGAGGTGGTGGAGCATCAGCTGTCTTCACCGTTTCATTCATCGGTGGTTCATCATCCCGCGAGGAGGAAGCCATCGAGTTTTCAACCTCATCATCAGCCCCATCATCTTCGCCGGTATAGGCTTGAGTTGGTTCTGGATCAGACTCTTCAGCTTCAGCCTGTGCTTTCAACAGCAGGCCAGAAGGCTTCTTAGATCCAATGGCAATGCCGAGAGTGGCTTTAGCAACTGGCTTTGGTTCAGCAGCTTTCTGTTCCAGACTTATGGCAGTAGCTTCTTTAACCAAAGCTGTACGCCGTTCATCCCGCTCTTCCGAAGCTTGTGCTTCAGCACGAGGCATGATGCCCAGAGTGGCTGTGTAACCGTTTGCACCACGAGTGGCTTGCAGCTCAATGGTGATTTCCTGGTCAGTGGAGATATTGATCTGGCGGGACACGAAGTCTGTGATTGCCGTCTCAATTTCAACTTGGTTCATAATGATCTGCATAGTCAGATCTCCTTCTTCTTGTTGGGTTTGGGTTTGGGTTTCGGCTTGGAGGATTCCGACGAGTTCTGTGATGCGACCCAGTGGGTCCGCAATTCCAAAATTATCGGTAAGACTACCCAAAGCAGATTCAAAATTCTCATCAGAGCACCATTCTGTTATCGCCTGAAGGGCATGGTAGAGATCGTCTGCCTGAGCTTGGGTTAAGGTCACGTCTGCCATAGGACCTCCTTGGCGTAGAGGGCGATCAGAGCAGCCTCAGCTCTCCCGTCATCCTTCTGTCGTGCAAACAGACTTGAGTATGCAGGGAACAGTCGAGTAGCCGCGGAGAGGCTTTGCTTTTTAAACTGAGCCTTCGTGTCACCTTTCTTTCTGACCAGCTTAAAATGCTTCTTCCATTGGCTGGGAGTGGCATCTCTGGTTGGAATGGCGTGACCGGCAAGACCCATGAGGATAGCCCCATAGCCTGTACCGAAGTTGAAAGCTGAGGCTATGCCTTGACCTTGGAAAGCGTGAACATGCTCGAGAGCTGCCTTCGTAACGCCATCTTCCGGTGGGGTTAAAAGGTTGCACAGTTCGGGCATGTTCACCACGGTTCGCCCTTTTTGATTGGCGAAGACAGGGATGTCATGGATAACCAATTCATGTGTCTTGCCGTTCAGGAAAGCGATTGCTCCAGATATTCCTGGATCAATACCTAAGAAATACATCCTTAGGATTACTTCTTACCGAAGAGCTTCTTCTTTGGAGCTCCATCGTCGTCAGATCCAGGACGGCCGGAACCAGAGCTACCAGCTCCAGCGCCTTTACCTGTGGTCTTGTCGAGGTCTTTGCCCTGATGGGTCTTGAGCCAAGCAGGCATAAACTCAGCTGGATCAATCTCGTGAAGATACTCGTTCACAGTACGGCCTGTTTCCGAGTGCATGACCTGCTTGATCTCGTTGACCGTGCGGGTATCTTTGGTGTTTTCATACTCGCCAGCATCGTTCTTGGCTTGCTTGAATTCCACAATCCGTTTGATGGCCAGTTTGATTTCCTGACCAGTCAAGCTGGTGATGACAGGAACCGTCGTGTTGACTTCCTTGCCTGCGGTAAAGTCGTAGATCTTCACGACTTTCTCTTCCACATGCTCATCTTGTTGATCCAAGGCTTCGCCGGTGGTAAGCAAGCAGATGTCGTTCAGCAGCGTAAACCCTGGCAATGGGTGCAGCTTCTTTGGATCCTGCTTGTCGGGATACGAGATGCCCCCGTTGCGGTTGGTGAAGTACACAGTCTCTTTGTACTCCTGGCCAGCAATCGTTCCGATCAGATTGAAGGCTTTGGCGCCAGCTTGAGACTCGGTGATGTAAACCATTCCGATGGTCACATCATGGATGCCGGACGCAACGGAAAAGTTACCTCCACCAACGCGGTCTTCAGTTTTCTCAAGGTTCTCAGTCTTCATTTTAGCAAACATGCCCATGGTTATCTCCTCTGGGTTTGTGTGGTTTGGTTCAGTTTGATGCGGTGTGGTGTGCCGCTTCAGTCGTAGTAAGCTTTCAAGTGATCCAGAAGCAGCTGAGCATCGTTGTCGATGAACGTCTGCGCAACAGTGAACATGCCCATAGGAGAACGAATGCGCTCTCCTACAGTGTCTTTGGTCAACTGGGTCTGGAACACATATTTGAAGCCCAGTGCCTCATCTTCGGGAGTGAGGGTCAAAAGCGCATTTTCATATTTGGCCAAAGCCTTCAACGTCATGCGCTTGGTGGAAACCACGGTCGAGAAATAGGCCTCGATGCCATTGTTTTGAAGAGCCCCTTTAACAGGGATCTTCGTGTTCATGGTTCCAGTAGCCTCATCCAGATCTGTACGAGTGTGGGCTGTAAAGATGACCCACTTGTCTGAACTGGCAACCTTATCTTGCATCAGTTTTTTGAAGAACTGAGCATACTCCCCCCAAGCCTGCATGGTCTTGGATGACCCAACAACGTGGACGGACTCGTACATGTCCATCAAGAAAGTTTGGGTATCCACGACAATCCCGTCAAAGTCAGGATTACCTTTGGCAAAATCGAAAGCATCATGGACTTCGTAAGGATCGGTGATGACATAAGTATCAAACTTGTTTCTGAAGGGAAGCTTTTTACCGGCCTCACAGTTCAGGTACATGACCTTCTTGCCACCTTTGAGATTGCGTAAGCTGGCGGACTTACCAGTCGCACTCTGCCCCGAGATCATGACCAAATGGTCATTGAGTTGGATCCCAGGATCGTCTGTTGTGTCTGTCATAAGTACCTCACAATTAGGCCATAGAAAGCCAAGAAAAAAATTGGTAGGGAGCCTAGCTATTTAGTGTCACTAGGCTCCCCGTAAGCACCTCTACTCAGAGTGGGGAAATGGAACTAACCCTGTTCTAAGGAGACGCTTGGAGTTTGCGTGCAACCGTCACGAGGACAGTTTTACGCAATTCTTCGTCTGAAAGTTTGTTGGAAAGCTTCTTGTTAAAGCTCAAGACTTTTTCTTCAACTTCAGCGTAATCCATACCGGCATCAACCAGAGCCAAGGCAAACTTAATGAACTGGTTGTTACGATTACCGTCACCGATACGTTGAGCGAACCAACGCTCCAGATTATCCAAGGATTTGAGGTCGGCATTCTCTTTTTGGTACTCTTCGTTTTTGGTGGTCTTAGGGACGAAGGGCAGAATGTCGAGCATTTTGGTTCCTTGGCTGTAGTGATACGAGCCTTTGTGGTTAGTCATCCACTTCTTGGCTCGCTGGTTAGACGTGTCGTCTGTGTCAAACGGCAACCACTGCATGAAATTGTTCATGAATTGACGATACTCATCCTCATCAAGCTTGAGCTCGTAGTTCATGGGGATGATGAGACGAAACCGGTTAGAGTCTGGTGTGTGCCTCTTCGTCGTATAGGTCATGAAGACAAACTCTTCGAGCAGCTCATGAACCATTTTAAGGGAAGCAGTCCCATCCACGTCGATGACAATCATATTGAATGTCGGGATGATGTTCTCGCCCAAACGGTGGTTGTGTTTGAAGTGGTGGTTACACCAGTGCATATCCTCAGCTTGTGTGAGGTTGTGCATCTCCGAAAAGCTCACCCGCTCTGGCTCATAGCCTTGTGCAAAGTGATCTGAATAGGAGACAACGATCTCTTCCAGACTTGTCTGCTTTAGGGTCTCCCCCAAGAAAAACTCGATGTTGTTTTCAAAGCGTTTCTTGATAACGATATGCTGTTTGTAGCCCCAAGCCGTAGCCATGGAGAGCATCTCGTTCCGTGCTGTCTGTCCTGATTTGTAGAATGGTAATGCCTCAAACAAGTCCGAGTGCGTTACCTCAGTGTCCACAGCTGCGATGTAGCGTGCCAGTTTCATGTAGGATTTCTCCCGTGCCAGGATCTTCTGGAAAGCCAAACCGCTCTCCTCTACCAGCTTGATGGCTGGCAGTAGTTGGCTCATGTCCATGACAATCGCTTCATCTGAAAAAGCTAAAGCTCCTGCGAGCTTCAGTGCTTTGAAGTAGCGGTGGCGCATCTCGTTACGGCGGATTTCCTCGTGCTCTGGCATCTTGTTGGCCAAAGCCTCACAGTCGATCCGGTATTGGATGAGTGCAATCGCTACGTCGTCTGTAACCTCGATGTTCCATTTGAACTTCGATGGATCTGCCAAGGTCTCAAAGTGGGTCTCCCACTTGATTTCCATGTTCTGGGTCGAGACATCAACAAGCTCGTTGAAGATCTCTGTTGCAGTCAATCCTTCCCATGCAGGCTGAAGTTCACCCAAAGCAAACAAACACCGACGAGCGTAGCCGGTATCGAGCATTGTGTAGAATTTGTCTTCAGTGGATGCCCCGTCCAAAAGCTTGGTTGGGGTACCAAACATCAGGAGGTTTGCTGGGGTCTTACCCTCGATCTCCTTGGTTCGCTTGTTCTCATGGGAGTTCTTGGTGATCTTGTTCCTGACAAAACCTTGGTCATAAAGCTCCAAGTATGTAGTCAAGGCTTCGATAGATCCCTCAAGGTTGAGACCAATCTCGTCGATGAACAGGTTGAGAGAACCACAGCCTGCAATCAATGACTTCTGCCGGATCTGTTTAATGGCGGCCGATGAGCCCCCATCAAAAGAGAACGGGTACTCGCCGGTGGACTCGTACTCTTTGACAAGCAGATCTACTTCAAGCTGGTCTTCAGTGCCTTTTTGGGCAGCTCGCTGAATAGCAATCTTCCAAATATTGGTTTCAGCCAACACTGGGAGAGTGTGTTCCAGAAAAGTTTTACGGAAGCTGCGGGTGAACAGGTTCTCCAGCATGCCTACTGACCGGCCTTTGTTGGATCCAGATGGACCCAAGGCGATGGTGTAGGAGTTGACAGGGATGTCCCCCATGTCTGGGGTGCTCATAGTAGCCCGCATTGAGGAGGCCATCATAGCGAGATAATAGGCGACGATGACGCGATAGAAACCCCGATCGACGTTCTGCGTCTTCTTGCAGATGACATCGGTGATCTCTTCGATTGCTGGGTGGTGTGATACGTTGCTGAGATCAACCATGTTCGTAAAGTTCCTTCTGAGTGCAAATTGCAAATGCTGGGCAATATCCACAGGCTTTAACTTTGCCAGGGATAGTGTGAACTACCCCCTTGCCAGCACTTGCCTGAAAAGCAATTGCATCAGAGAGGGAACTAAAATTACGGGTGGATCGACCATCCGTCTTGGCTGGATTGGCGTAGTATTTGTAAGAGGTTTCACCTCTCCACAGTTCTTCGTCTGTGCAAAATGGTAGAGCAGGCTCAGCCAGATCAGCATGAGCCTCCAGTACACGCAGCTTGGTTTTGATCCATGCCGAGGTCTCCTCTTCGGACATGAGCTCCACACGGTGCTCTTTGACGCGCTGTTGAGGGTATGCTGAGTTCTGTTTTGCCATCGCACGAGACCAATCCGTGAAGATGAATTGGATATTCATGTGATCGGCTATGATCTTGTTAGGATTCAACCACTTATAGATGCTGCCTTGGAGACGATAATTTTCATCATTGGATCCATAGACCGCGGTATAGGCCGAGGTGCTCTTGAAGTCCTGAAGGACGCCTTCCAGCACCATGTCAAATTTACCAGAGATGGTGTATCCGCTTATCTCACGGCTGGAGCGTTGCTCCAACCAGACTTGGATATTCTCTGGATTTGGGTCTTTGGGATTGATCTCGATCTTGTCGATGATCTTCTGGGGGTATCCCAGTTTAGCCATGGAGGATTTGTAATCCTTTTTCCAGGCTTGCTCGATGCCGTCATGGATCGTGTGACCCAGACGAGATGCGATGTAATCTGTGACATCTGGTGTCTCTTGCACAGCTTCGCTCAGACGCTCTTTTAAAAGGATCTGACGTACTGGTTTTAAGATAGATGTGGCGGAAATGGATCGACCCATTGCCGTGAAGTCATATCCATCAGCTGCCAGCCATACGGCAATAGGCAAGCTAACGCCGGTTACGTTGGTGAGGCGCATGATGATCCCCTTTGGGTCTATGGTGTGATTTGGGTTGGTGTGGTGTGATACCGGAAAATTACTCTACCGGTACCACACACCAAAGAAAACAAAACTATTTTTGAAGGTAGCTTTGATTACACGCTTTCGCGTGAAAACTCTTCTGGGGTCATATAACCCATAGTAGAAATGTTGAGAATTACGGCATCTTTTACCATATCTGGGTCAACATCATTTTCTGCTTTGATGCGCTGCATTCCTGCTTTTTGCATCTGCGACAGGTGCCGTTTACCGATGTCCAAAGTTGGGGTTTCCATCAGAATATTGATCGTCCGTTCCCGAACAGCTTCATCCTTGAGATAGACCATCTTCAGAGTTGCCAAGTGGTAGACTTTCTTGGCTCCCTCCGTTGGCACAGGCGCCAGCTTTGGGGTCATAGGACCTTTAGATTTAACAGTCATGCTGCCTCCAGTTCTTGAACGTGTTCAGCGATAATATCGAGAATTTTCTCTTTATCGGCGCCATTAGGGATCTCTGCATCCTCAGCCCAAGAAGGGTAGAAGACAGAGAGTTCACCGCCAAGCTTGACGGTGTCGTGAGCAATATCAGGATGATCCTGCCATTGCACGGCTTTAACCAGATGCTCGTTGACCCAGAGGACCACGTCCATATCGTCAGGGGTCATGAGGTACTGTGCATCGTGGATATGTGCCGATGGTTTGATCACAAGACGGTATTTGCTTTTGCGTACCTTCCTCATGAACTCAATGCTGGCTCTGGTGTTTAAGAGGCACCATGATTGCCCGAGGGCGTTACCAGCAGTTCTGCCTTCAGCTTGTGCCTCAAAGGGAGTTTTACTGTTCCCTCGAACCACCTGATGAAGCAGAGGTGTTCTGACTCGCAGACCAAAAGCTGCTGTAATGAATCCAGTTTGAGCGGCTTCATCGAGTTTCTTTTGGATCCATTGATCACTCTCTTTGTAGAGTTCATGATAACGTGCTTCGATCACCTTAGCTTGTGGTAGATCAAAACTCGTTTTAGCTACCAAGCCGATATGGGTACCGCCATAAGTGAGCAAGAAAGTTGGTACTTTTGAATCGTCTCGGAGTACCGGATAGAGCTTCTTGATTGAGTTGATGCTCCCCACTGTATCGACAATGCCGGTCATTTGCTCAGGGAAGTACGAGAATGCCCTGAGACAGTGGCCGTCGTAGCCGTCGAGGTAAACCTTCAGCTTGTTGGTGTCTTTTGTGGTGAGGGCCGAAATCCGATCTTCTAAAGAAGAAAAATCCAAGCCCATAAAAAGACCGTGCTTCATGCGGAAACACTTCTTGATCGCTTTTCCGTAGGCGCCTTTGACCGGCAGGTTCTGGAGGTTGGGTCCAGAAGAGCTGAGACGCCCCGATACAGTGCCTCCCAGGTTGAAGCTACCAAAGAGGTAATGCTGACCATCGGGAGCCAACTGAGCTCCTTCTAGGGCAGGGATGAAGGTCGAGTAGATTTTATCCACCGCGGCATACTCAAGGAATGCACGCAGCAGAGCATGAACTTCTGGATCCTCTGTGGTGCCAAAGAGTTTCTCCAATACATCAGCACCCGTTGCCGGAAGCTTTGTCTTGGTTCGCTCGATGATTGGAAGACCCATCAGTTCATAGAGAAGCCGTTGCATTTGTGGTGGGGAGTTTGGATTAAACTCTTCCACTGAGTCTGCGTAGGTAACCCGTTTGACTTTGAGGGTGGTGTTCTTGAATTGAACCCATTCCTCTTTCATCTGATGGGTGAACTCTTGGACAAAGCGGTGTCCTTGAATTGCAAACAGAGCATCGTTTCGGTAGCCTTCAAGCTCAGCCTTTGTCTTGACCACTTGATCCATATCAACTGGCATGCCTGAAAGCTGCATCTGAACGATGTCCACTAGGGCAGGGTGGAATAGCTCTTCGTAAGTCTCGAGCTGATCGTCTGCTACCATCTTATCCCAGTATTTCTCTTTGACGTACCAAGTAGATAGGCAGTCAACGAGGTTGTATTCCAGGAGCTGAGGCAGCGGGATCTTGGTGATGTCCTTGATCTCATCCACAGCATAGTTTCCAGCAAACTCTTGAGCCAAATCTTTGAGGCCAAGGGTGTTGCCGGCACAGGTGTTGGTTGCCAGATAGGCGATGATCTTGGTGCAGTCATAGTTGCCTAAGATAATCTCCAGGCCATCCAATAGCCCTGCTTGGTCGATCAGATTGTCCATAAACAACTGATAGATCAAGATTGTCGCATCGAAGGAGATGTTATGGTAAGTCATCTTGTGTTTGTAGGCTTTGAAGAACCTGATCAGCAGTTTACGCACGGCCGCTGGATTCTCTGAGAGATCCACCGGAAAGGCGATACCTTCATGTTTGTTCCAAGCAAACCCGATTGTACCGATACCTGCCTCATAGAACTTGAGGCTGAAGGTTTCTGTGTCACAAGTAAGATCGCAGTCCATGTCGAGCAGCTTTTGGAGCCACACAGAGATGTCAGTGACTGTCATAGGATAGGCGCTAAATTTGATGATGGAGTGGCCAGGATCATGGTAGATACCGTTCTGGTGACCCCACAAAGCTTCCATGGCCTGCTTAATCTTGTCCCGTGTGGGGATAGGATTGTAGAAGACTTGGCGGTAGTTGGGGCAGAATATGACATGGAACTCACCTGCCTGAGCGGTGGGGTACACGTTTGGTAGCACATAGCCTAGATAAGCATCGGCTTTGTTGACACCGGTAAGGGTTTTGAAATAATCCCCATCACTGACCATCACATACTTGGTTCCAATGTCGGAAAGAACCGGCATCAGATCATCAAGGTATTCTCGCATGATAGCGACCTTGGTTTTCTTTGCTGGCAAGTGTAGCGTGTAGGCAATTACACTCTCTGGATCCAACTCGTGAGGTGTCAGGTATTCCCTGGTCATATCTATCTCAGAAAGCTTGGGAACCAAGAATGCAACGGGGTACTCTTTATGAGTGGTGGCACTGAAGGTTTGATATTGCATTTTTAAGCTCCTGCTTTTCTTGGGTCGGAGGTGGATTAGTAGCGCATTTCAGTGGTCAGAAAATAAAGAATTTTTATCTTTATGCTCTCGTACTGAAGCTTCTGTAGGGGCTTATCTCCAATAGACCAAGCTTCTGGCTTTTGTCTTGGGAGCATCTGCATGGTAGGTATGAGATTAACAATGTCTTCAGGTAAAGCATCTCTACAATCTTGGTCTGTTTTACAGGGCCAGAGGAGTAAGGATATTCCTTGTTTGACAGCTTGTGTTTCTTGTTCAACGCATTTCATGTCAGCCATGTAAGCTGATATGGCAGGATACATGGCTGGTTCCGGTGCTTTTTTTGTAGCCCGCTTATGCTGCTCTTTTGGTAGTTGAGTACGGAACTTGCCCTGGAACATAAACCCATGGTAAGAGCCCCCTAAATCAGCATTTTCTCGAATGAGACTTCTGAGAACACCTTCTTGGTGAGCCATTTCCTTAGCCACCAACGTCTCTACAATCGCATCAACGAGAAGGTTTTTGTTAGAATAGGTTGGTGGAGCTTTAGTCATAACCTTTCCTTTCAGGTGTATTTGCCAGGAAGTCTTCCATAGAGATAGATTTTGGAACTGGACCGAGACACCGCCACAAAAAGCAAACGCGCTACTTGCTTTGCGTCCCAAGATGTACCGATGTTCCCTAGATCAATGAAGACAGTATCATAGGTGCTGCCTTGGGATTTATAGACCGTGCAAGCGGACTTATCACGAAGATCGGCACAAGTACCTTTCACCGTGAAGTACTCACTCCAGGCTTTCTGGCGCTTGAGTTCTTTAACGGCCGCATCCCAACGCGGTTTGTCCAAAGCATAGTTGACGTAGAAAGTGTTTTGATCGTTGGGTATAGCAGCAGTTTTGCCGCTTAAAACACGCATGACCTGCATGTTGCAGTACGACAGGGGAACACCGTCGTCGAACAGCTCTCCATACCCAAACTCGATTACGTTGGAGTAACTGACGCTGATGATCTGGAGTTCTCGTTCCACGCTAATAGAGGTCTTGCCCATGACGTAGGCCGAAGCCACAACCATGAGATCTCCTGCTATTGGTTCCTCGGGTAGGTTGCGGAGACCGCGGATACCTTCATTGAACCAGTTTACCCGTTGGTTGGTGTAGCAGAGAATACGGGCTGATGGATTCATGTCATTGGCGAAGATATGGCTGAGTTTGTCCTCCATTTCCTCGTCATCCAGATACTCGATGGTTCCTGGCACAGCTTTGATAGGGCTGAACTTACCGGTCTGCACTGTCACCCGTAACTGAGCACACAGAGCCATAAGGGCTTGGCTGTGAGCATTGCGTACCGGCTGATCCAAGAAGACCATGTTGTCTGTGGCCATGTTGAGGTAGACGAGAGAAAGCTCTTCATCGACCGGCGCCAACTGATCGCAATCACCCACAAAGATCACCTTGGATCCCTCAAAGGCTTCCAGGATTATCCCATATAGGGTTGCGTCGATCATTGAAGACTCGTCAATGAAAACGATCTTCCGAGGCTTCTTGCAGTAGTTATTAGTTTTGGTAATGTCAGTCTTACCAGTTTTAAAGTTCTCTTGGACTTTTAATGCCAGATAGCTGTGGATGGTTTGCACCTGACCACGAGTACCTGGAATATTGAGCGAGCTTTCCAAGACTTCGGCTGCCTTGTTGGTGGTCGCCGTGAATACAACTTCGTCGTATTCCGGCTTGATCCCAAGCATGGCACAGGCATCGTGATATTCCTGCATAACCTTGTTAGAGAGATGACCCATCAAGAAGGTCTTACCGGTTCCAGGACCGCCTGAGATACCAAAGGTAGCGTCCTCAGACATCAAGAACGCAAAGAAGGAATCTGAGCCTTCTTGTTGAGCTGGGGTGAGGGTAGGGGTTGTGATTGGAGTCTGGGCTGTCATGGTATTTTCCTATTTAGGGGTTGTGGCATCCACCCCCTCAGTGCGGTCATACGCTGGCGAAGGAGCCATCCATTTTTGTGGGGGAATGCCAAGGAGCCAATCAGAGACAGTGGGAATTTTGCCCCCAAAGTCTTCTTTGACATGCTGTTCCCCAATCAAACGGACGGGAATGTGTTTTCCATCCGAGTTGGTAATTGTGATTCCAAATTTCTCTTCGGCCCAGAAGATACCCAACGAGTGGTGCCTCAAGGCTCTGTGTCTGAAATCTGCCATGTGAGCTTTGGTCTCGTCGAACCAATCGTGGATAGCCTGGTAATCTGCTGGGGAACCACCAAAGCGGCGAGCAGAAGAAACAGCATGATGGTATGGATGTGCCATCAGAGCGTAACTTCTGCAAAATACTCAGTTTCGATATAATAAGTTCCGCCATTGACGGCGATTACGTCGTTGAAAGTATCCCACTCAACATCACCGAAGCCGCCTTCGTTGTTCACGAAGCCTGGAATTACGCCGTCTAAGCACTGGAACACAAATTCTTCAGATTTGTTTTTGAGGTCTGTAGGTACGTCAGTGAATTCTTCTTCTCCGGCGTAGAAGCTAATTCTATCTATCCAACCAGAGTCCCCGCCTCCACTTATTTCAGCTGTTACTTTGGTGATGTTGAGTGCCAAAAGAGAGCCTTTTACTACTGCACGATTTGTCATGGTATTTTCCTTATTGGTTCCCTCAGAAAGCTGGGTCGTTGTTGACCGAGATGAGGGGTTTTCTGGGTTGTTTGGGGAGCCAGACAAAGCGTTGTGCTTGGGTTCCGATGACGCCCTCGGGGATGTGGAGGGTCTTCCAATAAGTATTGGGGGAGGATGTCCGCCGACTGGAGTGTAGCTTAATGTAAGCCCGTCCTTTCTTGGCATAGATTTCTTGGTTCATCGCAAAGAGACAGGCTTCTGCGTAAGAGCCTTTGGTAACCAAGACGGCTTTGGCATCGGGGATTAAGGAAAAGAATTCCATGTTTGTTCTCCTAAGAATTCTGACCAAAAAACATAAAAGTGGTTTTTACACGCTTTTTTTGCTAATTTGGTTGGGTTTGGGGTGGTTTGGTGTGATTTAGGGCTTGTTAGTTACAAATTTTTGTAAAACAGTAAATGTGGGAAACTGAAACTACTACAAGGAGTTCTTTAAACATGTCTGTCATTACCTTTGCCTCCACTAAGGGAGGTGCGGGCAAGACAACGTCAGCAATCATACTGGCTTCTGTGCTATCTAAGCACCACGATGTGACTGTGATAGATACAGATCCGGCCAAAAGACTGATGTCTTGGTCCGAAAAAGCAACTCTCCCAATGCGGTTGAATGTTATCGCGTCTGGGGGTGAGAGAGATATCCATGATGAGATCGAGTTGGCTCATAAAGTCTCTGATTACGTGATTATTGATCTTGAGGGTGCTGCCACCCGCCTCAACGCATTTGCTATGGGGGAGAGTGATCTGGTGGTCGTTCCCATGGGGGATGAACAACCGGATGCTGAAGGCGCCATTGAGACGCTCGCACAGCTGGCTCTGGAGGCGAGGAACATGCGTCGGGAGATACCGGTGAGGATCTTGTTCACTCGCACTCAGGCGGCCGTGAAATCACGTATGGCGAAGTCTTTGAACCAACAGGTCCGAGACAAGATTGGGAGCTTCTCAACTGAGCTACATGCCCGGACTGCCTTCTCTTCGCTGCACAATATGGGAGGCACCCTGTATGACATGGATCCTCTGTTAGTTGGTGGTCTCGAGAAGGCTCTAGGGAATGCAGAGCTGTTTGCTGAAGAACTCAAAATGGTCATGAGATGTATTCATCAGCTGCGTGAACAGCACGGGAAGAAGACATCACTGAAAGAGAAGTTAGGAGCACGCCATGTCACGAAAGCTTGATTTTGCCCCATTAGAAGAAGCAGAAAAAGACATGGGGACTCGTCGTCGGTGGAAGAGCCGTGATCCAAACCCTACGGTTCAGATGTCTCTACGCATGCCTGAAGCCACATATGAGAAGTTTCGGGATCAGTGCCTCAAAGAGCGCTACACCAATGGCGAGATGCTCGAGAAGATGATGAACTTTTACCTCAAGCACTATAAAGCAGGGACTCTCGATTCTTAAGGTCAGGTCTTGAATTTGGTAGGAGTGGGCCAGTTGGCCCACTTCTTTATTTGGTGAATTTGTAATTATACTCGTACCAAGGGTCCCCTGGATCAGGGTAGATACCCTCGTTATCATTATGCTCTTCTGGATCAAAGCCTCCAGGGATTGGCCGGATGAGGTTGAATTTAAGTGCAGCCTCAAAGAGCTCAGCTCCATCAATGTCACGCACAGGCCACTCGTTGACGATTGCCCGAGCAAAGCCTTCCCAATTTGGTTGTGTACTCATGACTCACTCCTTTCTTTTTATATTCAAATTTCTAAGATTCAGAGGCAGAATCCCCCAATTATCTCAATAGGTTACAGACCCAACTATCATGTAATTGGGGGGAACCATCAGGTAATTGGGGAATACTGTCAGGGATTTGGGGGTGAAGTATCAGGTTTTTGGGGATTAGAATCCGTTTACTTTCCTGGGTCCATAGGCTTGGATCAGCATATAATCTTCGGCTGCCCGATATGGTTGATCCAGATGTGCATCAGGATAGCGACACTGGATTTCCTTACCAGCTACCCGAACCACTTCCATTTTGGTGGTGCCGGTTTTGAGCATAACGATGTCGCCGCGGTGGAATTCAGATTTATTACTCATCCTCAGTGACCTCCGTTGTGAGGGGTTCATAATTAAAATCCTTTGCTGTCGGCCACCCGCTTAGTGATGGTCCATGAATGGGTTTTCTTATCCCAAGAGCCCAAGAAAAAAGCTTTGTAATCAGTCCCCATCATCACCTTGGATCCATGGGAGATCTTTGCTTCGGGAGTGGTAGATTGACGCTTTTTGGACTCGTCGTAGATGAGCCAAGGATTGGATGAATCATTGGTTTGGAGTGGGCGTTGGACTTTAACGATACTGGCCATCTTGGCTCCTTGTGGTTTGGGCGTAGCTTATGCCACGCCCAGAGTTACATTATGCTCCGCAGCCGCGGGACTTACCGGCAGCCGACAAAGCCGTAGCCTCACCCTTGAGACGGGCGATGTTTGGGGCGTTGGTGTCGCCTGACATGAAGAAAGCTGCGGGCCAGAACAGAACCAAGGCTACAGCCGTCATAGCGGCATCGTTGGAGGCTGCTTGCTTCTGTTGACCGGAGGCCACAAGCAGCTCGTTATTGACCCGTACAGCATCTCGATTGAGTTGTTGGCAAGACATGCCCGAGTACTGATTTGTAGGGACGTATGTGGCTTGGATCTTATCCGGTGCAGTAGCGCAGGCGGATAGGACAGAAAGCAAGGCAAGCGTAAGTACAATCATTTTCATGAATTTTTCTCCTGTGTTTCATGAGTGGGGTGGTTCGGTTCGGTTCGTTTAGGTGTGGTGTGATTGCAGAAGTAGGTCACCCAGCCCCGTATTCGCCCAATGCGCGGCGTCCGCGTGGGCTTTGGCTGCGGCTTGGGCTTCGGCCTCGGTTTTGTACTCGCCCAATGCTGACAGTGTTTTCCCGTTGAGCATGACATACCAGATTTCACTTGCCCCATCGTCATAGTCGCTTTCAAGCACAACGTATATGGATCTACAGACACGCACTGATCCATTGCTGTTAAATGCAAGCGGCTTCGGCCCGCACAGGTCCAGCACGGCGGCGGCTGCTTTTGGGGCGGTCTTGCCAAGGATGGCGGTTGTAATCGCCTCAATCATCTTTTCGCGGTTCATGGCTATTTTCTCCAAGTTTTCATCAATAGCGCATTGATAAGTACCAGCTCACCAAAGCGGGCATATCTCCAACGTCCCCAAACCCAAGAGTAACTATCTGAAGGTACAGACTTTCGGACTTTTAAGATGGGGATGAAACCCAACGCCATGTGTACGGTGCATTGCTGCGCTTCGTGGCCAGGCTCGGTCATGGCTTTGGTCCTTTGAGTTGGGCGATGGCGGCGTCCCATACCTTTGCAGAACCGGGGACAATATAATCGCCATGCAAAGCCCGTGCCATCACTTCACCAGCATCCACCAGCGCCTTCACCCGTGGGTCCGCCATGATCTGCTCTTGCGTCGGCGGCAGGTCTGCGCGGCGGTATTCAACATGGGTTTTAGATCGTAATGTCTTGTCTCCTGTCCAATCTGGTTCGTAGGGGTCTGGTCTGGCCCAAATCGTTTCCGGTGCATCGGTCATTGCTTTGGCTCCTTGATTTGGGCGAGGGCTATCCGCGCCGGATTTGTGCCAAAGTCGCGCTGACGATAACGCTCGTGGACTGGGTGGTCAGCGGGGTATTCTTGGCGGATGTATTGATCTATTTCGGCCTCACATTCTCGCAAAGCATCCACCAGCGCCTTGATCGTGGCGGCTTGGGCTTCGGCTACTTTTCTAGTAGCGGTCTCTTGGTCCCAAGCTGTGTTAGCCATTTGAAACTTAAGATTTTCTTCTTCCCGTTCAGCCGTTACCTTTAGAAGTCGTGCTTCGCACTCTGCGAGTTGGGCGGATAGGCTGTCAAGATCAATCAAGTTTGGATATGCACGTTTCATTTCCGCATTGTGCGCGGCAATCAATGCGCGCTGCTCTGGCGTATCTGGAATATAATCCCAATCAACGGCTTCGGGGGTTGTGTCGGTCATGTCAGATAAGCCCCTTTTCCAGTGCCAATGGTTCTGGCAAGGTCAAGGTTTCGATGCCAGCAAAACCACTTGGCTCAATCTCGCATTGCGAAAGCGGCAACCAAACAGCTTGGTTTTTGTCGCCAGTATGAACCAGCACGGCTTTTTCTGTGCGGTGAACGACTTCAACATCAATATCAATCAGGTTCGATTTCATGTCTTTTGCTTTCTGTTGTACATCGTTTCAGTTGCCCACAGGACCAACAGCCCAGCGGTGACAACTGCGGTTCCAGCGATCAATAGCGCGATGGTTTTGATGTGTTCGCGGATGGTCATTTCCAAAGGCTCCAGACAAGGAAGGCGGGGGTTGTTTTGGTCATTTGTGTGACTCCGGTTTAAGTGCATCAACAAGCGCATCGGTGGAATGAGCGACCGCAAACAGGCGGGCGGTGTCTATATCATTGTGTGGATCTGCTTTAACGGCCTTAATTGCGGCATACGCAGCTTGGTTCAGAGTAATAAGGGACTGCTTCGCATTCATTTTATCACCTCAAATGTATCTGTAGGAGTAACCATTGACAGCCTACGGCCACTGTCCCAACGCATGGCAATCTGCCAAGAATTGGCATCAGCATGTTTGAATGAGACTGGGGAGACACTGACGACTGTACCCACATCTCCTTTGGAAATAGGGCAGGGGTCATTAGGCATGTTGATGAGGCGAACACGATTGCCTGCTTTGCATGGTGGGGTCACTGGATCACTCCTTGGATCATTTGTTTTGAGCTTGCTCGTAAGCGGTCCACGCAGCTTCTTTGTCATTAATGGGGTCTGAAACAATTTTGGGAGGGAACTCTGCTTCATAAGCGATACGTGCTTGTTGGCGGATTTCTCTGACTTCAAGGCCCACTGCATTGATTAAAGAGTAGATTTGAACCATGTCTTCGTTTTTGACCCAAAGTCTTGGTAATGGCCTGAAACCTGCATCCCTAAGGGCTTGGGCTGCATTTGGTGTTGTTATGTCGTACAAGGATCTGTTCCTTTATATGGTCACTGTTCTCGTCGTAGAGGTCGATGATGATGGAACGGGTGAACTCAGCAATTGTCATATTCTCGGGAATTTGGTCTAAGAACCAACTGGCAACACCAGGAGATTGGTTCTCTAGTTCTGTGAGCATTTTAGTGACGTTGCCGATGTAGCGGTGTTTGGGGTGCCAAGGATTTAACAACCGCCTTTTAATAGGGGAAGTTTCTCTAGGTTTAGGCATTTTAGAGATTCCTTGATTTGCTTTGTGGTTTGGTACGATAGCACACCACACCAAAAAAGTTAAATAAATCAGCTTCTCTTTGTCAACCGGCTCTCACTAGGGGAGGGCTCAATGACGTATTCAGCTTGATCAGAGATACGGGCTTTACGGCCGATACGAGATTTGTGAATCTCACGCCAGGCTGCCTTGTTTTCTTCTAAGGATTTGTTCCACCAACCAATATGGATATGTGTGACTTTTCTTCCAGTTTTAACTGGTAGAATGGTGATATTGAAGGGAGCCAAGGCATTGAGCTCACGCACTACAGGCTTGATAACAGCATGGTTCAAATGCCCAAAAGTCTGATAGTTCGTTTTCTCTACTCCGAGCAACTCCCTGAATTCATCTAGTGTGAGCTTCTGTGTGGTCTTCACAGTAAGGCCAGCCCACTGAGAGACATTCTCATAAAGAGAGATCCCATATTTGGAGGAGATACTCATCAAGACAGGGAGTGAGATCTTTCCCCAAATCTCTGATTTTTGAAGGATTTCCACCAGACGTTTATCAAAGCTGTAGGTGAGCACGCCAGCCGGTCGGGTATGACTATCTATGTCATTACCCCCAAGGAACTGCACACGACGTGTGGAGCCATCTGGGAGCTGCATAATGATGAGGGTCTTCATCAGGGTGATGACGGCTTCTTCCACAGACTCATAGCCCTTGTGGGCGCCTGGAATAAGTTCTTCTATTTCAATCGTGTAGTCTTTGCCTTCTTGGATCCCCTGTCGGTGGGCATTATGCCATAGCACCGTGATGGATCTGCGAGCATTCAAAGACAGTTCTTCATGGCCGGTCACTTGGATCAGCTCTGAAGGTTTATTGGCTTGGTCCCTTCGAGGGGAAAGATCCAAGACCTTGTATGTGATTTTTTGCTCCATGAGCCAAATTTAGGGGAGCCAATCAAAAAATGAAAGGCTCCCCAAAAACCTGATAGTTAGGTCTTAACCTCACCCTGTACAGGCGTATTTTTAGGAAAGGAGTCCCAGTTACGGCCAAGTGGGCCTTGATTTGGTTTAGTACCAACAGCAGTTTTGGAGCTTCTCTTAAACCACATGGATCCAGATGAGACCGTAAATGAAGCCCCTATTTCTAGCTCCCCAAAGGTTGTTTGCTTGATTGCATAATTCATTCAATTTCCTTCCTGAATTGGTTCCAGCCTGTGAAGTTACCCCAGAGATGGCGAAGGCTACTATCAGGAGCACTGGCGGACGCTTGATGCTCAAAAGGAGACATGTGCTCCATATCCAAGAGCATTTTACCCAGAGTCATATTGCTTTCGCGGGATGGTGTTTGACCATCATGAGTCAGGTAAGACACCCGAGCGCACATGGCTGCGTCTTGAACCATGAGGTTGTGTAGGCCGTATGGGGTGAGTGTATCCTCCAGCAGAGCATCATCTGTGTAAGGCAGGTGATGTGTCCGAGGTGTTGCTTTGGTATGGGCATACTCAGCAAACATTGCGTCTGCCAAAGCTTTCATCGTTGGATCCGCTGCTGGGTGACACCGTAGAGCAAAGAAGTTATCCCACTCTGTGGCCGTGACAATCACAGAGATATGGCTGAAAGGCTCCAAGATCCGGTTAATGATCTGTTTGTGAGCCCCAGCTGCTTCCATCTGACGGGCATGAAACACAGCATCCTGTGCAGCTTTAAGCCACATGTTCTGGACACGGCGTGCCTCTTCTTGGCTCAGATCTTCAGAGGCTTGCATCCCTTTTTGGTTCTTACCCCAAGAGACAGGCATTGCTGGATCATCCAACACTTCTTTAATGATTTTATTGACCGGCACAGCACGGCTGCTTGAGGCATTCCGGCTGAAGACACGGTGCGTCATGAACTCGGCATGAATGAACCGTGGATATCGCAGTTGAAACGAGGTGATGATGCTGTCGGAATCCGTAGGGTTTGAGGACTTCTTCAGGATTTTGACTGAGATACTCATGGCTCAGACTTTCTTTCCATAAGAGGCCAGCAAGAGGTTGAGTTCTTTTTCAAGCAAGGGTTTTGAAAAAGCTTGGTTGGTGTGATGAAGTTCGGAACAGATCTGAACCATACTTGCTCCTGCTTTGGACAAAGTAAGCGCATAGGAATTCAGAGTGTTGTTGCGAGTGCCTGTTTGAACAGACGAAAATGTTTGTTGATCCATTTTGGATGAGCTCCTGAAAATATGTGAAAAAGCGCGCAGCAGCTGGTCTACGGCCTGCCTTTGAGAGTCCGTTTCTTTTTATAGTCGTGATAGGCATTGAGGATGAGGTCTTGGACAGCGTCTACAAACTCCCCATCAGGAAGCACTTGATCCAAAGCCCAATGAGCAGCACCTGGAGTGGTTTCTTCCAGTTCGATTAGCATTTGGCGAACTGCCCCCATCTTTATGTAGGAGCCTCCACGAACACGGGATTTGATAGATATGAGTTTAGAGGCCATGGTTATGCCCCCTGCGTTAGACGCTCAATCAGTTGGATCAGGTCGCCAAATGTTTGAGCGTCTTCCATCTCAACATCAGAGATTTCGACCTCAAACTCTTCTTCAAGGCCCATACAGATCTCGATCGTATCCAAACTATCAAGACCACAATCGTTGATGAGGTTACTGCCATCATGCAGATCCTCTGTAGAGAGATTTGTAATTTCAGAAATAACGGAACGGATACGATTAGGGATGTTGTGCATGATTTGCCTGCCTTGGTTCAGTTTTACATTATTGCTTCGACAGGTTCATCAGCTTGGTTCTGATATTTCCCGTCGTAAGAATTTGGATTGCTGATTTGGGTGAAGATCACCTGAGAGATACCAGCACCGGCAGGGATGAAGAGGATTTCACTCCCGTGATACACAAGCTCGAGTGTTAAGAAACCTTTCCACCCTGGCTCGATTACGGTGTTAAAGACAGACAGGCCTTTACGAGCCCAAGTGCTTTTGTCGTGAACCACGCCAACAAGGTTGTC